GCCCGGCACCGGACGACACGTACTATGTCGAGGTGGTCGCGACCTTCCGCCCGAACACCCTGTCCGAAAGCAACTCGACCACGTTCCTGAGCGAGTACTTCCCCGACCTGCTGGTCATGGCCTCCATGATCTACATCTCGGCCTACCAGAGGAACTTCGGCCGTCAGTCGGATGATCCCCAGATGGCCCAGTCCTACGAGAGCCAGTATCAATCCCTGCTGAAGGGCGCGACGGTCGAAGAGGCGCGGAAGAAGTACGAGGCGGCCGCGTGGTCGTCTCAGGGTCCGGCCGTGGTGGCCCAGCCGACACGAGGGTAAGACATGCCGCACGCCTCCCTGAAGCTGATCCCCGGCGTCGATCAGAACCGCACCCCAGCATTGAACGAGGCTGCGATCAGCCGCAGCAACCTGATCCGGTTCGTGCCGGACCGGCAGGGCTCCGCGCTGCCTCAGAAGCTAGGCGGCTGGACGCTCATGCTGCCTGACCGCATGAACGGTGCGGTGACCACACTCGCCGCTTGGGCTGACCTTTATGACAGGCGATACCTCGGGGTCGGGACGCGCGAAGGCCTGTTCGTCATCTCGACCGACGACCAGCAGATCGGCGACCGCTCCCCGCAGAAGTACCTTGCGTCTATCCCGGTTGCCTTCGCGACGAGTGACGGCCTTTCGACCGTTGTCATTTCGGACACCGGGTCCAATGTCACCGAGTTCGACAGCATCTTCCTGTCTACCCCGGTGTCCGTCGGAGGTATTGTCCTGTCAGGTTTGTACCAGTGTATCGCGCTGTCGACAAACCTGTACCAGATCGTCTCCCGTGACATCCTTGGAGCCGAAAAGCCTGCTACCGCGACCGCGACCGGCGGCGCCGTGCCGTCATTTGCGACGACATCCGGTTCCGCCACCGTCGTCGTGACCCTCGCTGACCACGGGTATTCCGCCGGTGACACCTTCACCATTCTGGTGCCGACGGAAGTTGGCGGCCTGACGCTGTACGGCGACTACATCGTCACCTATGTCGACCCTTCGGTCACGAACACCTTCGAGATCAGGGCGGATGCGGCGGCCACATCGACCAACAGCGCATCCATCAACGGCGGCCGGGCCCTGATCACTTACTTCGTCAGCGGGTCGACCAAACCCGCGTCTACCGGCACCGGCACCGGGTATAACAAGGGCGGGTACAACATCGGAGCCTATGGCTCTGGCGTCACCTCGACGGGGTCTCGGACCTTTACCCTGACGTCGGTTTCGTGTTCCGGAACGCTCGCGACCGCCGTGTTCTCTGGCGCCTACCTGATCCCAGAAGGAACCACGATCACGGTGTCAGGCGTATCCGTGTCTGGGTACAACACCAATTCGGCTCTGGGACAGCAATGGACGGTGGTCAGCAGCGCGGTTGGGGTGTCTACCAGCACGATCACGTTTGACGTGGGCTCGACGCTCGCGAACGGCACTGGCGGCTCGTTCACGGTCACCCGCTTCGGTTTCACATCAGCCGACGACTGGACGCTGGGCAACTGGGGTCAGTACCTTGTGTCGTCTCCAAATGGCGGTCCGATCTACTACTATGACCCCACGGTCAGCGGGGAGACGAGTGGCATCATCCCGAACTCTCCCGTCGTGAACGAGGGCTTCTTCATCGCGATGCCGGAGCGGCAGATCATCGCCTATGGGTCGACCTTCACCGGTATCAAAGACCCCCTACTGGTCCGCTGGTGCGACATTGGAAACTTCTCGTCTTGGGTCGGCACGGTGACCAATCAGGCGGGCTCCTTCCGCCTGTCGTCCGGGTCGAAGATCGTGGGCGGCCTGCAGGCGCCCCAGCAGGGGCTCCTGTGGACCGATGTCGGCCTCTGGTCGATGCAGTACATCAACCTGCCCTATGTGTGGTCCTTCAACGAGATCGGCACCGGCTGCGGTCTTATCGCGCAGAAGGCTGTGGGCAGCATGCAGGGCACTGTGTACTGGATGGGAAAGAACCAGTTCTTCCAGCTTGGCGGCGAGGGCGTGCAGACCATCGCGTGTCCGATCTGGGACGTCATCTTCCAAGACCTCGACACCGACCATGTCGACAACATCCGGTGCGCGCCAAACTCCAGTTTTGGCGAGGTGGCATGGTACTATCCCATCATCGGCTCTTTCGGCATTCCGGTGAAGTACGTGAAGTACAATGCCCTGATCGGGCAGTGGGATTATGGCATCCTCCCGCGCACAGCGTGGCTGGACCAGTCCATTTTGGGTCAACCCATCGGTGCAGGTATCGACCGGTACCTGTACCAGCATGAGACGTCCAAGGAGTTTCCAGGCCTGCCTGATCGCGACCTGCCAATCTTTGAGACTGGCCTGTTCGCGCTGATGGACGGCGATCAGAAGGTCTTCATCGACCAGCTTTGGCCGGACATGAAATGGGGTTACTTTGGGAGCGATGATCAGGATGGCCGTGTCTACATCACGATCCGGGCGTACGATTACCCGTATCAGGAGACGCCGACGCAGGTTTTCGGTCCGCAGCTGGTGACCAGAGACACGACCTACATCACGCCTCGGATCAGGGGTCGTCTGTTTTCGATTGCCATCGGCAGCGCCGACCAGAATACTTTCTGGCGCCTTGGCAACATCCGATACCGCATGCAGCCTGACGGGAGGTTCTGATGGCGACATCGAACAGCGACATTCTCACAGCGGCAAAGAACATTGCTGCCGCCCTAAACACTTGCGCCACGGCTATCAACGAGGGCGTGGCGGCAACAGCCCTTGCTGGCTCCAAATCCAAGATCAACATCACTTCCGACACCGTTGTGCAAGCCGGAAAGGGCCGGATCGTGAAGGTGATCGTGGTTGTATCTGGCACCACGCTCGGGAGCATCCACGACGCGAAGACGGTCGCCGCAGCTGTTGCTAGCAATCGCCTACTGCCGATCCCGAACACCGTGGGCCAGTTCAGCGTCGAATTCCCAGTTGAAAACGGCATCGTGATCAAACCCGGCACCGGCCAGACGGTCGCCGTCAGCTACTCGTGAGGTCGACATGCCTTTGAAACCCGGCTCTTCCCCCGAAACCGTGTCGGAGAACATCTCCGAGATGGTCCATGCTGGTCACCCGCAGGATCAGGCCGTGGCTGCGGCACTCCGCACGGCACGGGAGCGCCGTGGGGGCCGCGTGAAGGCCCACAAGGGGCCGATCCACAGCTCGGTGGCCGGTCGAACGGACCACCTGCCCATGCACGTCGTCTCCGGCTCATACGTGATCCCGGCAGACATCATCTCGGCGATGGGCGAGGGCAATTCGATGGCTGGCTTCAAGGTCGCCAAGACCCTGTTCGAGCGAAGCGGTCCGTACGATGAAAGCCCGCACGGCCGCCCGTACGGCGGGTCAGGGATGCCATACATCGGCCGGGCTGACGGCGGAGAGGTCGACACCGTCCCCATCGTCGCGGCTGGCGGGGAATACGTCGTTCCGCCCGAGGACGTCCAGCATATCGGCGGTGGGTCACTTGACGATGGTCACAAAATCCTTGATGCCTTTGTGAAAAAAATGCGAAAAAAGACCATCAGAACCCTGCAGTCGTTGCCGGGGCCAAAGAAGGACTGACCTGATGGATGATGTGACTGTTCGTGTTGGCACGCCCGAGGACTTCAACTATGCGATGAACTTGGCGAGGGCGGCGACAATGGAGAACGGCATCGTCGAACCAGACCTCCGCAAGATGGCAGACGTGATCTGGGGCGCCCTGACACGAAAGACAGGCATCATCGGGGTGATCGGCAAGCCCGGAGAGAAGCTAGAGGGAGGGGTTCTTCTCACAATCGGAGAGTTGTGGTACAGTCGCGAAATCATGCTGGAAGAGAAGGTCATCTTCGTGGAGCCTGAGTTCAGGAACGCGAAGGGCGGCCGGGCACGAAAGCTGGCGGAATTTGCGAAGACCACGGCGGAAGAGCTTGGAGTGCCAATGGCCATCGGCGTCCTATCCAACTCGCGCACAGAGGCGAAAATCCGTCTCTATGAGCGTGTCTTTGGTAAGCCAGCTGGTGTATACTTCCTCTACGGCGGAAAAACGGGCCTCGACGACGTGGCCGAAGGAGGCTCCTGATGGGCGGCACAGCGCAGAATATCAGCTCGGAGATCAAAGCTCCGGACGAGGTCGTCAACCAGTACCGGAATGTGTTCGACGCTGCAAACACGGCAGCATCGAAGCCATTCCAGACGTACTCGGAAAACCCCGCTGACTTTGTCGCCCAGATCAATGCCCAGCAGCAGCTGGGCATCTCTGGCGTCAATGCTGCGGCGAACTCCTATCAGCCGTACTACGATCAGGCAATGAAGGCCGCGATGGCTGGCACGGGGTATGCCACGCCGGGCGAGCTGAACATCGACCAGTTCATGAACCCCTACCAGCAGGACGTCATCAATTCGACGATGGCGCTGATGGGGCAGGCGAATGAGCAGGCGCAGTCCGGCGCCCTTGGCACTGCCACGTCGTCTGGTGCGTTTGGCGGGGATCGCGCGGGGATCGCGGCGGCCAACCTGTCCCAGCAGCAGAACCTTGCGATGGGGTCGACGCTGGCCGAGATGAACGCTGCCAACTACAATCAGGCCCTTGCGGCAGCGCAGCAGCAGCAAGGCGTTCAGCTGGCCGCAGATCAGGCGAACCTCGACCGCCAGCTACAGGCTGCGGGCGTCATGGGCAACCTTGGCACCGGCTATCAGGCGGCCGGGCTGGCTGGAGGCGAGGCGCAGATCAACGCCGGCACCCTGCAGCAGCAGACCGAGCAGGCTGGCCTCACCGCCCTCTACAACCAGTTCCTGCAGGAGCAGGCCTATCCGTTCCAGACGGCCCAGTTCCTCGCCGACATCACCGGCGCCATCGGACCGAATTTCGGGTCGACCACGACGCAGCGCGAGCTGACCGGCTCCGCCCGTGGCGGCCGGATTGGCAAGGCTGACGGCGGCATCACCTCTGGCATGCCATACAGCTCGATGATGCAGCCCATGCAGAACGCTGGCGCCTACGTACCGCCGACTGGTTATGTCCCCGTGGGCGGGCTGGCTCCGGCCCAGATGATGGTTCCGGAAATCTCCTCGGCGCCCGGCCCCGATCCGATGGCGGACATCAGCAGCATGGCAACGTCCGTGAAGACCCTGAGCGAGCGTGCCCGTGGCGGCCGGATCGGCCGGGCTGATGGCGGACCCGCCTATCTGGAGCAGAAGCCCACCGGCGTCGCCCCGGCGCCCGTCGGGTACATGGACAAGGTCGCCACGGAGGCGCCGAAGGACAAACCGTCCATGCCCACCGCGCCGATCCAGACTGGCCAGAGCGGCAGCGGTCTCGCGGACATCCTGAAGATTGCCGCCACCATCGCCACGCTGAAGCGCGGCGGCCGGGTGGGCTATGCCGATGGCGGCTTCCCTTCGCAGATGGACGCGCAGATTGCTGCTGAAAAAGCGGCCGAAGAAGCTAGGCTCCGCGAAGAAGCGGACGCAATTCGGCGCGGGTCGATCCTGCCGCCTGATCGTCTGAATTTCCCCAGCGGTCTAGGTGTGCCGCCTGAGCCGCCCCCGAGCCGGTATGGCTTCGGCCTTTTCCCCATCCAAACCGATGAAAGCACTGGTGAAGCCTCGCCTGAAGGCGTGTTTCTGCCTGACATTCCTGCAGAGAATGAAAGCCGGGGCGATTGGCTTGCCCGCACCCTTCACCCGGCATACAGCTTTGCGACAAAGACGTTCCCGATGGCGGCAGGCGCCGTTGGAGCGAGAGCACTTTCGGCTGTTCCGGAGGCTCTATCCTATGGTCTTGCATTCGCACAGCAGCCCGGGGCATCTGACTTCATGCACGGCGCAGCGTCCAACATCTGGGATTGGGCTAACCGTACAAGCAGAGAGGCTGAGACGTATCGCGGTGCAAACCAACCAGAACCTCTGACTGGTCAGGAGGCGCTTGACTACATTCGCACCACTCCGGATCAGGCGGCGGCTTTGGGGGAGTTCCTTCGGAGGAATGCGCCGGAGAATATGGACCTTGAGCCGGCCAAGACGATGGAAGGTGGCTTGAGGCCCAGCGAGTATGGAACGGCAATGTCACAAGGGGTCAAGGCCGCAGGTTGGATGCCTGAAGATGCGCCGAGAACCTCTGTCATGACGCCGCTAGGGGTGGCCGGCCGACCCGATGCTCCTATCGGCTCCATGCCGGCGGCGCCCCAAACTGTCCGTGGCAGACCTGATGTTCCTGTTGGCTCCATGCCGGCCGGGCCCGCGACCATGTTCAATATCCCCGTGGGTTCCCTTCCTGCACGTCGGCCCGACCCTGTGGTCGTGGGGCGTCCGGATGTTCCCGTGGGCGATCTGAGTTATGTTCGGCCTGAAGAGGCTTGGGGTGTTCGCGGCGCACGGAACCCGCATTATACGAGTGGACTTCTGCACCCCGGGCAGAACCTGATCCCGAGGGCAGCGGCTCCAGCCCCACGCCGTCCCGAAGGTCTTGGCGCCGCCGCAAACGCGCCCGCGCCCAGCGGGCCGGCCTTCCCCTCGACGGGCCTCCGCCCGGCCGGGCTCGTCGCTCCAGCAGAACAGAGTGCGCCGGCCGGTGAGCCCACAGGCCTCCAGACCGCCTCCATGGTGGATGCACGCGGGAACCTTGTGGGCACCGATCCTCGTCGGTCCCAGTCCGGCGTGGCCGGCGTCGACACGCACTCCCTCTTCGTGAACGGGATCATCCCCATCGAGAGCAACGGGCGGCAGTTCAAGGACGGCCAGACGCTCATGTCCCCGAAGGGGGCTGCGGGCATTTCCCAGATGCTTCCGTCCACCGGCCCGGAGGCCGCAAAGCTGGCCGGGCTGCCTTGGGATGAAAACCGGTTCTACACCGACGAGAAGTACAATGCCGCCTTGGGCGATGCGTACTTCTCGCACCTCTATGATGTCTTCGGCGATCCCCTGATGGCCGCTGCCGCGTACAACGGTGGTCAGGGTCGGCTCGCCTCTGCCATCGACCGGGCAACCGCTATGGGCGGCAGCTGGCTGGACTACATGCTGCCGGAGACGCAGGACTATGTCCAAAAGTTCGCCGCCCGCGTGGGAGTGGATGCCCCCAGTCTGACCGGCACCCAAGGCGAGCAACCGGGCGGTCTGTCCGGGGCGGACCTGCGCGCGCCGGCCAACAAGCCGTACGAGGACCGCAACTTCATCGGACGCCTCGCCTACACGGAAGACGGCAAGCTGAACCCGAACTTCATTATGTCGATCCTCGCCGGTCTCGGGACCGCCGCCGTGTCGCCCGCTAAGAGCAAACTGGGCGCCTTCGCGCAGGGCCTCGGCAGCTTCGCTAATGCCTACACCGGCCTGCAGAAGCAGGCTGCCGACATCGGCCTGACCCGCGCCGAGACGGCCGAGGCTCGGGTCCGCGCAGACGTCGGGCGGTTCTTCACGGTCGGACCGGGCAGCATGCCCATGTTCCAGCCGGTCAATGGTCCTGCCGTAACCCTAGCCGAGTACAGGAGAAACCCGCAGGCATACAGCACGGGAGACCGCGCCTTGGACGCAAAGCTGATGCAAGAGGCGGATCGTCTTGCTGCGTCCCCAGCTGGTTCCACGCCGGGCGCCGCCGCCGATCTGCCAGAAGGTGTTCGGTGGACGAGCGCATCCGACGATGCTGTGGCACTGGCGAATATGCATGCAAACACCGATGCCGCCATGATGAACTATACCCCAAATGTTGCGGCGGTGCAGGACAAGGTTGTCGGCGCAAATCAGGCGGCTTCGTCGGCTATCGCCGGAAAGCCCACCAGCAATGAGCTGGCATACACTGTGGCGAACGGGATTGGCGATGGACAGTTTGGCAGCGTCCAAGGGCGGTCCTTCATGCTCGACAAGGTTCTTTCGCCACTCAATGCTGTCCTGACAACCGCAGGTGTTTCGCTTGATGGCCTGAAAGACCAGAACACCCGGGACCAAATCCTGAAGAAGATTGGTACGCTGAACGCTGACAATTTGACCCCTGAGCAGCAGCGCGCCAAGGCGGTATTCGATCAGTTCGTCAGTGTCAGCCCGAACTTGGAGATGACGGATGAAGCTGCGGCGACCATCGCCGCATCCCTGATGCTGTCTCAGCAGATGGACATTGACCGGTCGAATTACTACACGACCTTCCAGTCCAGAGCTGACGCGGGCTTCCCTCCCAGCGATATGGATGCTGGCTTCGCCAAGGATTACGGTCAGCTATACCAGAGAGAGAAGGATGACATGACCAAACTTCTCCTGATGGCTGATGACGAGAAGAGTGGACCGATTGTTCGTGACTTCCTGAAGGAAGTGAACTCTGGGAACATGTCTCAGGAAGACGCCCAGATCACGCTGCGCTATCTTCTGGGGGACGGTGTCTCGCCGATCTTCTCCCGCTGGTTCGTGAAGGGGATGTGATATGGCAGGAATTGACTGGAACGCCCCGCTTCCGCCCGGCAGTGAAGGGTCTGACTTCAGGTCCAGACATCCTGAAATCTTTGGCGGCGAGGGTGCCGAGCAGCCTTCCGGAAACGTGGAACCGCCCCCGGCCCCAGCGCCCGCCCCGTCTCCTGCACCAGCTCCGCGCATGGAGAAGGCCGGTCCGCCGCAGCGATATGCCGACAGGCCGTGGGGCACCGTGCTGTCTCAGGCGGCGCAGAACGCCCCGGAGAGCGCCCTGAATGCCGTAAAGGAGTTCGGGAACGCGATCTACAACTATGACGACACTTGGGAGAGCATGAAGCAGCTCGGCAAGGGTGTCGCATCCAAGGTCAGCGGCGCCCTCGGCGGCGAGCGTAACCCGGAAGCCGAAGCTGTGGCCGACGCGCTTGGCGAGGTTTATGCGGACCGGTGGGGAACAATGGAGGGTTTCAAGCGCACGCTCTCGGAAGACCCTGCCTCCATCTTGTTGGATGTCGCCAGCGTTGCTCCTCTGGTGGGCCCTGCCGCGCGCGTCGCGGGAGCACCGGCGACAGTCGCTCGCGGGCTGGGGCGCGTCGCATCTCTGGGCGACCCCGTGCAGCTGGCCGCGCAGGGCGTGAAGACCGCCTCCAAGGTCATCACCGCGCCGGCAAAGGGCGCCCTTCGTTATAGCCAAGGCATGGCCAGCGGCGTTCCGCAGAGCATGCTGAAGCTGGCGGAGCAGGCCGGCCGGACTGGCACCCCATCCCAGCGGAGCGCCTTCCTGACGTTCGCCACGGGCAAGGGCGACAACACGGAGATCGCCCGGGCGGCGATGGATGCCGTCGAAGAGTTGAAGCAGAAGGCCAGCCAGAAGTACGTGGCCGCCAAGCAGGGGCTGATCAAAGACGAGCTGCCCACGAACGAAATCCGTGCGGCCGTAGACAAGCTGAAGTCGGACCTCGACCCGCATGGCCTAGGCCTGTTTCCGGAGCTGCAGAAGACCATCAGCGAGATCGAGCGGCAGATCAGTGCCGTCGAGGCGGCCCCGAATGCCGCCGCCCGCAGCGCCGAAGGTCTGGACCGCCTGAAGCGGTCGCTGAACGACGCGATCAGGGACTTCCGTGGCACCCAGCACATCGGGGCTTTGGGTCAGGTTCCACGCGCCGTACGAGACACGATTGCGAAGTACGACAGCAGCTATGCTGACATGATGGACCACTGGGAGAACTGGCGGAACGAGCTGCTGGACTTCCAGAGGACGCTCGGCACCAGTGACAAGGTCGCCGAGAACACCCGGCTGGCGAAGCTCCTGTCTACCGCGCGGAAAGAGGACCGGATGTCGCTCCTGCAGGAGCTGGCGTCCAAGACCCAGTCCGGACACACGCTGCCCTACATGATCGCCGGGTCCGTCATGCAGCAGATCATGCCGCAGTACCTGCAGGGCTTCGGTCTGGCGGGCATCGGCTCCGTCGCCATGGGCGGCCCGCACGGCGCGCTGATGGCCGCTGCCGGGTCTCCCCGACTTGCCGGGCTGACCAGCTACGGTGTGGGCCGCGTCGGGGGTCTCACAGACCGCATGGTTAATGCCCCGCCGGCCGCGATCACGAACTACTTGTCGCAGGTCGGGCAGGACCAGATGGAGGAGCCTCGTGCCGAACGCAAGGCTGGCGGCCGGGTGGGCGTGAACCACGAGCGGATCGCGGATCAGTTGGTGACGGCCGCCGAACGTGCTAAGAAGGGGATCAGCGAGGACACCAAGCCCCTCCTTGATCTGCCGGACAACCACATCGCGCAGGCGCTGGAAGTGGCGAACAGGAGCATCTGATGACCGCGACCTATACCCAGAACAAGAACTTGGCCAAGCCCGCGTCGGGTGACACTAACTGGGGCAATACCCTCAACACGGACACGTTTGACAAGATCGACCTTGCTTTTGGGGGAACGTCCAGCATCACGGTTACGGGGGCGAACGCGACGCTGACCGAAGCTCAGTATCAGCCTATGACCATGAAGTTTCTGCCCGGAGGCGCTGGAACTGCGGCCTTGACCTATACCCTGCCAGCTGGCGTCGGCGGGCAGTGGATCGTATGGAACACCTCCAACAGGAGGATCACGATCCAAAGTGCGACATCTGCTGTCAACGTGGTTCAGGTCGAAAACGGCACGAAACGCCAGATTTTCTGCGATGGGACTGGGGTCTACCTTGTCAATGACGTCACCGGGAATACTGGCGCCTCTGGTCAGGTAGCCTTCAGCGACGGCTCAGTCATTACGTACAGCCCGAACTTCACTTACAGCTCAAGCGTGGTCACCATCACGCGAGAGAGTGCGACCTCGACCACGACCAACCCTTTGGTCATCGTGCAGAAGACCTCTGCTGCCACGCCGACAGCCGGTATCGGCGCCGGGATCGAGTTCCAGACCGAGAACGCTGCCAGCGCGCTGGTGGCCGGTGGCCGCATCCAGATCATCTCGACCAATGTCACCGCCGGGAGTGAGGACTACAAGCTGGTGGTCAAGCTGCTGGTTGGCGGCACAATAGACGACATCTTCACGGTCCTGCCCAGCGGGACGGGATTTCTGTCTACGGACGGGGTAGCGAACCGGATCATTACCGCCGGTCAGCCCACGGCGACGCAGAGCTTGACCTCTGCCGGTATCGTAGCGACAGCCGATGATAACGGGAACAAGGCCTCCGGCACGTACACTCCGTCTCCGGTCGGGGGCAACTTCAAGCGCATCACCTGCAGCGGCAACTTTACTCTGGCCAAGCCCACAGTTGCCGGGGATTACAACCTCGTGATCCAGATGACCGTCTCTTCTGGCACGCCCACGGTCACCCTGAGCGGCTTCAGCAAGACCGCAGGCTCGTCGCTGACCTCTCTGGCAAACGGCAGCGACTACCTGATCTACATCACCAAGGTGAACGGCTTCACCTTCGCCAATGTGGTGGCCCTGCAATGAGCTTTCCCCTGATGCCCATCTTCTCCCCGTCAGGGTCAATTCCGTCCGTGACGTTCTGCGGCGCTCAGGAGGGCATTCCGACGACGATGGGCAACCTTGGGGCCAACCACCCGGATCGCTATCTGGTGATCACCAGAGCGTCAGGCGGGACGTCCACCGTGTCCCTGACCATCTCTATCAATGGGGTGGCCCAGACCGTGTGGTATCCGCAGTCGAACGGGACCGTGATCTCCGGCGGCACAGGCTTCACCCAGTTCGTGGTCGTCAAGGTTCCGACCGGCACGTCAGTCACCGTGGCCGCCTCCGGAACAGCCTCCACGGGCGGAGAGACGGCGTGGTACACGGTGATCGGCCTCGACCGCGCATACCCCATCGACGGGAACACCAAGGTCGGGAACCCGGCGACCTGCAGCGTCACGATGGAGCAGGACGGTATCGTCTTCGGCGCCCTCTGGGCCGACAACGACAACAACTCGTTCACGTGGTCCAGCCCGATGAGCCGTACGGTGAACAACACGTCTCTCGGAAACTCGAGGGGGGCTTCGATGGCGTACCGCCAGAACACGACCGGCGGCGCCTATTCGGTGTCTGCCTCGATGGCCAGCGGGACCATCTACATGGGCGCTATCGTCCTGCGCTGATCAGGGCAGATCGAGGATCAGGAAGCCATCTTCGACCTTGTACTTCAAATCGTGGCGCCCAATCGGGATCAGATCACGCAGGGACGACGGGAAGGCGATCCTGACCACGTGGCCCTTGCCGTTCGGCAGAGAGGCGCGATAGTCGCCACTGGCGCTGAAGCTGAGGGCGATCTTGCCGAGGCCGTTGTGGTAGATGTCCACTTTCTCGTGGGTGACGAACGCATCGGGGATCATCAGGTAGACGTGCTCGGGGTTCTTTTCGCTGCGCGCGATATAGGGCGTCATCCGCCGGGCGCGCTTGGAATTGTCACCGGCGCCGAACTCGATCTTGGTCCATCCTGTCTTCATGCCGTCTTCACCTTTCCGATATGCTGAGTGTTGATGATAAGGTGGCCGACGCTGTAGTAGCCGCCTTCTGTCTTCTTATAATATTCCTCCACGAGGATAAAGTCCTCGCTTTTCAGAAGCTCGTGCAGATCATCAAGGCTTTTCACCCCCGGAACCACACATGCAACCTGATGGATGGGATTTCCCTGCCGGGACTGCATGTTCATGGTGATGTAGAACATCACTTCTTTCTTCTCTGGTCGAAAATCCGCCATACTTCCTTCTCCACATGCGGCCGGATCAGCTCTGGAATTTTCAGCAGGGCTCTCCTCCTCGCCTGTTTATCCTGAATGCTCAGGATTTCAACAGCCCCGTCGTAGATGTGCTTGGAGCACGCGGACCGGATGCCGGGCTCCTCGTCTTCCATCCGAACCTGACCCAAGAGCACGCGGCGGATGCGGGAACTGGGGCGCAGTTCATCCCTCCACATGGCTGCGCCAGTCCTCGAAGGCCTGCCACGCGGCGTCGACGCCCAGAGCGATGCAGACATAGGCTCCGGCGCGCTGCGCCGCGTGCATGTAGTCCAGCTGCTCTTGGTGGATGGTACTCTTGGTGTGATCGCGCCTCTTCAGCTCGCATACAAAGCTGGGTGCTCCGGGGATCACGATGTCCGTGGCCCCGGTCGACATACCCTCGCTCTTCTCCTTGGCGGCCTGCAGGAGCGTGCGCTTGCCCTCATTGCGGGGGTGTAGCGCCAGCAGGCCGTAGCTGTCCGGGTGGGCCCGCCTAAGCCGAGCGAAGAAGGTCACCTGCTCCAGCGTCTCCTTGGGGCAGTCGCCCCTGTACTCTGCGTTTCCCCAGATCGGGATGTCCTTCGGGAGCTTCATCATGCGGCCTGTTATATGCGATTGCGCGATAGAACCCGGTCTCCGGGTCTTTCTGATAGGTAACGGTCTGCGGCGGCTGGCCCCTGAGCCCATCCAGCATGGCCCTGTCCTTCATGGCCCGGCTGAACGTCGGGTGCCGGAGCACCCAGAAGGAGAATGACCGATAGGGGGTCACCACGTCAACCCTGTCGGTCTCCTTGCCGGTGCGAGAGACACCCGGCACGACCTTCCAGTCCAGAACCTCGTCGGTCTGCATCCTTGTGGGATCGCGCTTCAGGGCCTTGAAGTCCAGCCGGAGCTTCTCATTCGGGTCGACGATCTCGGCCTTGCAGGTGGTGCAGTACCGGGCGGCGATGTCGTTCGGCGCCTCGCAGTCCGGGCAGCTCTTGAAGGTCCAGCGGTACCCGCACTGGACGAGGTCTCCGGCGATGGTCGAGCGGCCTTGGCACCGGCGTCCGAAGTGGGCGGGCATGTCACCCCAGTCCGTGGCGACGCGCATGCCGTCCAGATCGAGGAAGTACCCGTACTGGTCGATGCCATAGCCCTCCTCGTTCGGCCGGGGCGAGAACTCGTTCTCCGCATTGCAGTCCGGGCACAGGCAGGTCAGCGACCCCTCGCCCTTCTCGCCGCCGCGCACCTTGACCTCGGGGCTGAAGATGTCGCCGTCCGGGCAGTGCCGGTCGATGTTCTGGGCATAGTCCAGCACGACGCAGTTGGTCTTGCCGGGAGACAGACGCAGGCCCCTGCCGACGATCTGCTGGAGCAGGCCGACGCTCTCGGTCGCGCGCAGGATTGCGATCACGTCCACGTGCGGGGCGTCGAACCCAGTGGTCAGCACGGAGACGTTCACGAGGTACTTGATCTTCCGAGCCTTGAATGCCGTCAGGATGCGCTTCCGCTCCGCCTTGGGCGTCTCCCCGGTCACCAGCGCGGACAGGCTGGGCGGCAGGCTCTCCATGCACTCCTGAGCATGCCGGACGGTAGCCGCAAAGATCATCACGCCTTCGCGATCCCGCGACTGACCCACGACATCTGCGATGATGCTGGATGTCTTCCGGCCCTGCCCGTGGAAGGCGCGGTCGATGTCCTCAGCGTCGAACTGCCCCCGGCTGTTCAGCTGCATGTTCATGGTTTCGTACGATGCAACACCGATGCTGCCGATCACAGGCGGCGTCAGGTAACCGGCGTCGATCAGCTGGCGGGCGCGGATGCGGTAGACGCAGGCGCCAAAGTAAGGGTCGCGGGTTTGGTTCTCAGGGACAGGCTTGCCGTCGGGCCACTTGGCGAAGATGTAGCCGGTGCCCATGCGATAGGGAGTGGCCGACAGGCCGATGACGCGCAGGTTGGGATTGGCTTCCCGCATGGCCTCGATGATCGACAGGACTGTCGGCGTGATCCCGTGGCATTCGTCGATGATAACCACCGCGAACTGCGCGCCAAAGCGGGAGATGCGGTTCTTGACGGTCAGCGGGGTGCCGAAGACCACTGGGTGCCGCAGGCTCTTCTCTCCAGCGGACGCCGAAAAGATGGAGCACTTGGCGCCGGTGGCGCGGTACTTCTCGGCGTTCTGCTCGACCAGCTCGGCAGACGGCTGCAGGACCAGCACATGCTTGCCCTTCGAGATGGCGTGCACGGTGTCCGCGATGGCAGCGATCAGGTGGCTCTTCCCTGCTCCCGTGGCGGCCTCGATCAGGCACGGCGCGCGGTTCTTCTTGATCCATGCGACGGCGGCGTCATGACCATCCTGCTGGTACGGTCTCAGGCTCATTCGATCATCCTCTCTCTGCTCAGGATGACGTTTTATCGACAATTCCGTTGTAGGTCAACCCCATCACGGCTTCAGTCTGTATTCGAGCCATAGGTCTTTGGCATTCATGGCATCGACAGCTTGCTTTGCCTGCGCCTCGGTGGCGTAGGCTCCGCAGCTGGCCCAGTCGGCGCAGGGCCACTTCCGGTCCCGCGCTCGCATCTCCACCTTGAACGGCTTCCGGCCCTTGCGGGTGCGCGGCGGCAGGGCGTCTGGGTCATTCCGGTGCATCAACGCACCTCGGCGATGCAGCGCCCGGCCCGCTGGCACTCGCCCTGCCTCTGGCAATCGCATTCCGCCATGATCTGCCCCATGTAAGGCTGGCGTGCGGCGGCGAGGGCGGCGTCCAGCTGGCGCAATACCGGGCCGCTGCGGTCCACCATGCTGCCCACAATGTATTGCCGTGACCGTTCCGCCGCCTCCACCAGCCCCCGGATCACTTCGTCGCGCGGGTCGGGGGCGGCGGGGAGGGCGCTGCGAATGTCTGCGATATACGCCAAAAAGCGTTGCCGGACAGTCCCTCCGCCCCACGGCTTTGGCCCTGCTACACGCATTCCCCCTTGGTGATCACCAATCGAAACAGATGGCCCTTCAGCACCATCAACGATGTCGATATAGACATACCCCTTCTTGGGGGGCTTATCCCAATAAGCCATTGTCGCCTCCTTTCAGCGCGGCGAGGAAGGCGCGGGCGGCTTCAATTTCAGCAAGGTCTTCCGGCTCAAACCACTCCCCCATCCTGAACGGGTCTTCGTGGCCCCATTCAATTTCGCGACCGCTCTCAGTGATCAGGCCATCAAGATGCTTGAGAGTGACGCGCAGCGCCTCCACCACATCCTGCGGGGCCTGCCGGGCGGCAACGATGGCGCGCAGGGTGGCGGCGGCGTCATTCAGGGAACAGGCGCAACCCGGCCCGCCACGACATCCGTCTTCCAGCCGTTCCGCCAGCGCCAGCAGCGCGGCGTCCGAGAGGTCGTTGGGGTTAGTCATGGCGGGCCTCCACGATGGCGCGCAGCACATCCCCGCGCCGGATCAGATCGTCGTCGCTCATCGGATGTCTCCCCTCATGCACAGGGTGAAGATGACAGCCCCGATGTCGACCGGGGCCTCGTAGCGCCACTGACCATAGATCACGTCGACCATGTCGATGAAGAAGCGATAACGGTCAGACGGAATGTCCATCGGGATCGCCATCATGGACGACTTCATGCTGAAGCCGCCGTCACGCGCGATGGCGATCCTCTCGCCGATCTGCCCCAGCTGGAAGCAGCGGTCGGTGTCGTCTGCGGCCACCGGAGTGGCCAGCAGGGCAAGCAGGGCAAGGAGCTTCATGATGCCTCCAGTGCAGGCTGGATGCAGCCCGCGAAGTGCTTCTGTGCCTCGGACATGGCCTGTTCTTCGGTGTCTACAACAGCAATCATGTGCTTGTTCCAGTAGGTCATGGTGCCGACGCCGAATGGGTTCTTGACGACCAGATAGTCGTACCCAGCCATCGGGATGGCGCGGAAAGCGCCATCCTCCATCCGCCAGACCAGAGGGGCCACGTGAACACTGGGGGAAGCCATGTTCCCTGCCACCAGCCTGATCTTGTCGGCGCAGGACACGCAGTCGTTGTCCTCGCACAGGCTGGCGGCAAAGAGCAGGGCGTCCCGGCGGGCACGCTCGAGGCGGCGCTGCAGGAGCAGGTTGTGCTTGCGAAGGCGTGCGATCTCGGGGTCGGTCATTTCAGCGTCCAGTAGCTCGTGGGCTTGCCGCGCCACGGTTCTAGATTGGCCCCCGGCGCCAGCACCTTGATGGCGGAGGCATAGGAGATGGAGCCAGCGCGCTCGACCTTCGTCAGCTTGCGGCCGCCGAAGACAGCATTCTTGCCGTCGGCGATCTTCACGATGGCCTCCAGCAGCTCCTTCCTGCGCTCCTCGGCCCGCTCAATGGCTGAGGTCAGGTCGTCGTACTCCGCGATCATCTGCATGGCGCGCGGCGTGTCGATGACCTTCCGCTTCTCCTCCAGATGGTCGCCCGGATCGGAGACGGCCTGCAGGTACTCCTTGTAGAACGCCTCCAGCTGGGGGAAGACCTCGGCGATGTACTCCGGGTCGTATTCGACGGTCTCGAGGCGGCTGTCGCTCGGCGTCCACTGCCAGAAGTGGCACCGCGCCCGGTCGGTCACGAACATCTGGACCTGCATCTGCGCCACATAGTGCGGCTGCTGCGCGGCCGTCTTGAAGCCGACCGGCGCGGGCTGCGTCCGAAGTCCAAACGGGCACTTGATCTCGAGCAGGGCGTCGTCTCCGACGAACCCGTCCGGGCTGGCGCCGATCCAGTCGAAATTCGGGTGAACGCAGAAGGTCGCCGTCTGGACCTCGAGGCCGGTGTCGC